CGTTTAGCTTCTTTTTCTCTTTCGTCTTTCCGTGAGTATTCGTTGAGTCTGCGTCTTTTGTATCGTCAATTAAGAATAATCCGTTTAATGCGTACTTCCTTGCGTAACTGGATGATGAGCCAAAGCTTTGAGCAATGTCCATTCCTTTGCGGTTGATGTCAATACCAGCTTGCGCTTTTACCGCTTGTACTTTGTTGCCGTCAGTTATCATTGCAGTCGCTTCTACATACATACACCCAGCGGCTTCCTTAACCTCATCAGTAAGGTTTAATACTAAGCCATTGAGCAAAGGCTTTACTGCCTCCATAATATCCTCACAGCTTCGATATTTATACTTTCCAAAGCTATTGTACTGATTCTTTGGTGCTTTCAGTTGTTGTTGGATTTCTCCAAGTCTTTCAATTAATTTGTTCATAACGTTATTGATTTATTTGATTTATATAATTCTGCACAAGTTCATAATGTGCAACATAGCGATTAAAATTGTGATAAGTTTCTCTCAGTTCTTTTTCTCCTTTGTAGTCTCCCTCCAATCCGCATTTGTTTGCCTCTGCGTATATAGCTTCCTTATAAGAAATTGCCTTGTTAAAACTTAAATCAAAAAGCCATTGATTGCTAATGCGCTCGTTGATTATTTCTCTGTCTTTAATTTTGATTGATAAGATTCCAGCGGTTGCTGAAACCTGAATTGGTTTTCCTTTCATAATACGATTTTAATTGTTAGTGGTATAAAATTAATAAAATATTCTTTAAATAAAAATTATTTTAGAGTAATAAATTTATTGGAAGCAATACCCCTTTACTTGTATTACTATCGCCTCCTAATGTATGTTTATTCGTCTTATAATAATTTCTGCATATTTCTTTAAATCTTTCTGTTTTAATTATCACAAAATGGTCATCGCTTAAAAAATAACAATAATAGTCAGCTTCGCTTGTAGCAAGACCAGACGGTTTGCCTCTGCTCTCGTATTCTACAAAAATGTTTCCAGTTTCGTGCGCTTGTAAATCTCTTTTGACTTCTATTTTTTTACCTTTAAGTATATCCTCCAACATTTGCTCCGCTACTTGACCGACTTTTAAATCGTATCTAAAATCATTGTTGTGTTTCATTTTTTATTTTTTGTTTGTACTCCTCAATAATATCTCGCAACTCCTCTCTTGAATACTTTATAGTCTCATGCGCCTTTGCGTGTAATTCAATTAGTTCATCTGCTCCGATTCTTTCCTGTATTCCTGTTTGATAGTTCAGCAAGTTTCCGTGTTTGTGTTGGTTGCACGCTACGCATTGACCGTGAACGTTCCTCTCATCGAATGTAACCGCCTTGTGCGTGCCGCTGCTAAAGTAATGTCCAGCGTCAAATTTATTTCCTAAAGGCTGACCGCAAGAAATACACGGTTTTTTTTTGTCTCGTTCCCTGATGTATGTATTGAAATACTTTTGCGCTTTCTTCATTAAACTTTGAACGGTTTCGAGCTTTTCTTTTAGTTCTTTTTTTTCTTTTTTCCAATTCTTAACTTTTGCAGTTTGTACCCATACTTTTACGCATTCAGACTTAAAGCAATATTTTTGATTAAAGTGCTTGGCTTCAAATTTCTCTTTGCAGTTTTTACACCTCGGCATCGTCTTTTTGAAATATGTAAACCTCCTCTACGTTACAATCTATGTTAGTGCATAAGTGTACGTTTATTATGCCGTCATCTTCTAAGTTAAAGTCTTCGTATTCGTGTTGCTCTTTCCATTTTATTGGCTCTCCGCATTGTGGACATTTCATATTAAAATAGTTTAGATTGATTCGTGTTTTTTTGGTTTGCTATAATTCCTCTTGCAGCTTCAAAGATAGTTTTACCAGCTTCATAATCCACTAAATTTCTTGCTACTTTATCAATTCTTTGTTTTCCTTTGTATCTACTAAAATCAAACTTGTGAAATTTGCACAACGCTTTAAACTCGTGATTTATATCTGATGTTTTTTGTTCTTTTTTATTGCTTCCAATAAGAACATGCCTGTCGCTTAAAACTTGAGGTAGATTAAAATTAGTCCAATACAAATGTCTGCCTCTCTTCCTAGCTGGTATTAAAGGTTCGTAATATGGTATCACATTTTCAACGCAATATTTTCCATTAAACCACTTTTGCAAAAATAGTATTTCTTCATACAATTTCATGTCAGGATATACTGCCGATGTTGTATTTCTTCTTGCAAATCTTGCTCGGCTATGAGTTGGACAAGGCGGCGAAGACCATATAAAATCAAATTCTTGATAGTGGTCTAATAAATATTGGTGTGCATCCGCTACAATTACTTTGTCATTTGGGAAGCGTTCTTGATATAGTCTTGCAAGTTCTTCGTCTAATTCTACCGCAGTAACTTCGCAATTATCCCAAAGCAAACGATTACCGCCTAAACAAGCATACAGGTTTAATACTTTCATAATTCTAATTTATTGTCGTTAATAATTTCTTTTAGCTTGTCTATTTCGTGTTTATGTTCTGCTATTATAATTTGATTTCTTAGATTAGCTTTGCACTCCATGTGATACTCTTGCTCAAATTCTAAAAAGACGTTATGAAAATGCTCAATATACTCTGCGCTTTCCTTCATTGAATTTATTAAATCCTTTCTTGCTGGGTGTTTTTCTTCAAGTTCCTCAATGCTTTCTTTGAATTTGATTAGTACCGTTTTTAAGTTAATCTTGGCTTTTAATATTTCTAATGTGTTCATTTTTCTTGTGCAAATTTTCTTATATAAACATTAGGAGCTGGATTCTCTTGCTCATAATATAGGAATTTTTCTTTATCAAACCACATTATCAGTTGACCTATCTGCCCAGCGGAGCGAGGCTTTATTTTATTAAAATTAATTATAGCTTGATTGTAATTTAAATCCTCTCGGTGCACCGTTATCATGCACTTACCGCTATTAAACCATTCCGAGCCTCCTTTCAAATCGTATGGACTCGGCACGCTTCGCTTTCCGTTTATCTTTTCGGTTAGCTTTGGATGAATAATTGTATGTAAATGCAATTCGTTATCCTCTGCGATTTGATTACGGTACGGTAAGACGACCTCTAAATATTGCGCATATCCTCCAAATTCGTGATATGGATGGCTCATGTCTTTCCAGCTGTCAATGCTTGCTGTTTGTAATCCGCCTTTTTGTTTAAGCTCAACCGCATAGTCATAAAACTGAAAAGGAGTCATCTTTGCCTTGACATCCTTTTTAGTTAGGATATGAAAGTGCTGAAATATCCAATCTAAGGAGTTTCGTATTTCTGCATCTTTGATTACGTTTCGTTCTTTAGGATTGAAGCTTTTGCCTGTAAGTTTATGAATTAAATCCGCAACAATCTCAACGTTGCTTCCAACATCAGGAAAGTAAACCAAATGTTTCCATCCGTAAAACTTTGAAGTATTTAAAAGGCACTCCATTAGAACTTGTGTTTTTCCTGACATTGGGAATCCTGTCCAATCGGTACAGTTGCCTAATTGCATTGAATAAAACTCATGCAATCCATCCCATCCTAAATACTTGCCCTTTTGATTGTAGTTATCTCGGTGTTTAAATATCTTATCAATTACATCTCCTGTTTCCGTTACCTTGTATCCGTTTATTCCCACGCTGCTTTAAATTTAGTATGTTGACTTTTTGGTTGTTCCTTCTTTAGCCAATTCTTGGCGGTTAAATATAATGATTTGTATTTTTTATTTTGTTTAAAGTTTTCTATTGCATCCAGAACGGAATCAATTGTTTCTTTTGAATAGCTATCTTCCAATTTCTTAAACTCGTCTTTTGACATAGACAAATGAGCGAAGCTCCTGTATGTTGTTTCATTTACATTAACACTATCACTTACACTTACACTATCAGCTTTTTTGGGTTTCTGAAAAAAGGGTTGGGTTTTTTGGGTTTCTTTTTTCTTCTTTGGTCTGCCTCCCTTAGCTCCGTTTATTCTTTGCTTATCAATATAGACGTTGTACTTTCTTAAATCTCTCTTTAGAGCCTGTCTAATGCCCTCAAAAGCTATATCAATGATAAACTCCGCCTCAGGATTCTCATCAGCGCAGTAAGAAAATATGTGTTTGATTAATTTACCAGCTTGTTCATCAGATAATTTGTCAAAGATTCCTCTCTGGTCCATATAAAGAATAAAGCTCTTTTTGTCTTTAGCCATAAAATTAAATTAAAAAAAAACGATACGCTTTCAAGCGGTGGCTGCTCTACTAACGTATCGTGTTAAACCAATAGAAAAAAAATTATAAGCCACCTATAACTTTTTTTTAGAAATCAATCTATGTTTCCATAGACCAAACAAATTATGAACGCCCAAATATAATTAATTATTTTTTCCACGGCGCAACAATTGTAATTTTTTTTATTAATCCTTTCCATTTACCCCAAGTATGAATTGCCTCATCTCTAGAATAAGCAACAACATAGTCAATCGCTTGAAGCGGATTATGTTGGTCTTTATCGCTTTTATATATGTTGTACTGGATTCTATAGGTATGCAATCTGCAATCCGTTCTTTTTACTCTGCGAGAGTACAGCTCTATATCAAAGCTATCCCAATCTTTTGTTTGTACTTTGTGCGCCATCCTTATAAGTTTTTAATGTATTGCTTTACTTGTTTCTTCATATACCCTTTATCCAGCCATTCTAAAAGCTCAATAGTATTAAATACCATCGTGAACTCTTTGCCGTATTCGTCTTTCCCTACAAGGTAGGTTTCGTTGTCTTGCGTACTCATGAACGTATTGATGTCATGAAGCCTCTTGGTTATTTTCCTTTCTTCCATTATCCGAATATTAAAATAGTGTAGTAATACATCGTGGCTAATGTGCATAAATATACTATGCCGTAAATCGTATCTTTTATTCCGTCTTTCATTATTTAAGTGTGTTAAGTTGTTTAGTAAATCGTTCATTTAATCTGCCGATGCACATAGTGTATATAACAATATTATGCATGTTTTTCTTGCGTATAGATTCAAATTCCGAACCTAATCCCCAAGAATCTGACCAATCTGCTTCGTTTATTTTATGTTCAAAGTATTCAATAGCTTCCTCAATCTCGATGAGAAGCTCTAAGGTTTCCTTTCTGTTCATTGTTATTGGTTTTTTGATTTTGTGATTGCTTGAGCAAGTAGAACTTGAATCTCCTTGTTTACGCTCCTTGCATTTTTCTTTGCTGATGCCTCTATCTTTTTGAAAAGGTCTTTCGGTAGGTTGATAAGCTTTTGCTTCATTGGGATTTTCGCCCATTGCTCAATCTCTTTCTTTGTCATCGTTGATTTTGATTTGTTTTTTGTTACTTTCATATATCAAATATATATAAAAAATATATATAAACAATATAATTAGTAATTTTTTTTGATTTGCTTAAAACAAATGCGTCAATCTTGCGACTTGACCGTTCTCTTTATGGTGTATGAAACCTTCAACCGCCTTAGGCGCGTGTTGGTAACCTTTCTTGTGATGCCAGGAATCAGTTCCACTTGGTGAACGTAAGGATTCTACTGTGACCGATAAATAGTCTTTGCTTGTTTTATGGTGAACGTGGTGCGTATAAACGTACCTGTGCTTGGTCTTTGACCATTCTACAGGAAATTCTGTAGCCATAAGCAAAGGTAAGTCTTGGTGCTTTGCACCGTCTCCGTGAGTTGTGCCGATTAGATTGCTTCCGTATTGATAGCCTTTACGATGCGATATTGAACAATCAAAGGAGATGTTTTTGTTATTCTGAAAATATGTTTTGATGACATCGGCAAGAAAAAAGCCTGTTTGATAATCGTGATTACTTGGGTTAAAAGTAAAATGAACATCTGCAACCGCAATCAACTGGAGCAAAATATCAACATAGAGTTGCTTAGCTATTAGGAAGTTGCTGTACCATTGTCCGTCCGTATCTTGTTTTGTTCCAGCCGTCGTTGTTCGGCTCGGAGTATCAATGTGCAAAATATCATTTCCGCCAATGAATAAAATCTTATCAATAGGAAACCCTTGCGCTTTGTTTAAAATACCTTGTACGCCCTCCTTTACCCTCCTAACGGCTATTTGATTGTTATAGTCTTCGCCTGTTTCAAATGAATCTGCAAGCTTTCCGATGTGTATATCTGCTGGGTCAATTACAAGTAAGTATTCTTTTTTTTCCGAGCTGCGTTTTATTATCGGATACTTAGGAGCAAATTGCTTCATATCCTCAATTAGCTTTTTGCAAAGTTCTTCTAATTGATTTTCTGCATCGTCTTTATGGAAAGGATTTTTAAAGAATAAACTTGCTTCTTTTGTTTTGAGCCATCCGTGTTTAACGCTATCCATATCAACCCCAGCTTGTTCAGAAGCTGCCTTTAAGCCTCTATACTTAAAGACGATATCAGCTTCATCAGGAGTTAATCGATAACGTTTGTTTATACTCATATTAATTTTTTAATCAACTGCAAGGCAACCAATGCAACAACAATTAAAAACATCCATAAAAGATAATTAGGTTGTTTACTTGCTTTTGCTTTCTGAACTTCAACCCTTGTTTCAAGTCTTATAGTGTCTCGATGTATCTTGTATTCTATTCGTGTTTCTAAACGTGTTTTGGGTACGAATACATTTTGATAGTGTATTACGGTGTCTTTAGAACTAAAAAATCTTTCATATATCAAAGTGTCGTGTTTTACTACTGGAATCGAATCAATTGTTGCTATTCTAATCGTGTCGCTTGAAATAAGCGGTTTTAAGCCCTTTTTGAGAGCTTTGCGGTAGTGATAGTTAGATGAACAACTAAACAGCGTTAGAACGCAAATAAGACTATAAAATCGCATATTCCTTTCTTGCATCAAAAGACGGGCAAGCTTTGTTCGCAAAGTCTCGATGTCCAAATATCTGCATATCTTTGTTATGAGTGTATATTAATTCCTGTATCAATTTTACTAAAGCATCCTTTTGTTCTTTAGTTCGTGTATCCTTAGCTTTTTTCATATCCTTAGACATTCCTCCAACGTAGGCAATCCCAATAGAATTTTTATTCTGCCCTGATGTATGAGCTCCTGACTTTTTTATTGGTCTTCCGTATTCAACCGTTCCGTCAATGTGAACGAGAAAATGGTAGCCAATGTCATTGAATCCTCGTTTTAAATGCCAGCGCCTAATATCAGCGACATCGTGTTCGCGTCCTTCAGGAGTAGCTGTACAGTGGATTATAATTTTATTTATTTTTCTCATTAATGTCTTTGAAGTCTTGCGTGACTTCTTTGGCTCTTGCAAACAAGTTTTTGAGAGATTCCCAAAGGTCGATGTTTTTGACTGCCTTGTAGTTTTCATTGATACTTATGACCTCAATTGATACTAGTACCAAGGCAAGGATTTTAGTTGTCATCAGCTCAACGCTAAAGAATGTCAAGATAATGTCATTTAGGATAAAGTAATCTATCAAGTAAAAAAGCATTACAGTAACCTCGTATAATAGTATCTTGGAAATGACCGCACTCAATTTCCTTGATGTGATTGGCGTTTTAAGTTTTCGAGATTTCCATACACCTGTTAAAGTGTCAAGTATTACGGATAGACCGATTAAAATCAAGATGCCCGATATAGGCATAAAGAAGCTGCTAACAATTGCGAGTAATTGCATAGAATAGTTGTTTAGTTTAGTTATCAGCAAAAGTAACTCGTTTTTCATTCTTCTATGTATTGTACCAACTGGTATGTTAGATAAATTCCGAGAAAACAACCAATGCAACGTAAGTGAAAAGCACCATTGAAGAACAAGCTAAACGCTGAAAGGTAGCCAGCAATAAAATAAAGTACGGATAGAATCTTTGTGTGCATTATAATTAAATTTCTGCTGGAGCATCTACAAAGCCATCCTCTATTGGCGCAGACCATTCAGGCGTAGCCATAAGCGCAACTGCTTGTGCGTGATTCATTGCTTGTAAAATTTCAACGCTACCGTCAAGAATAAAGGTAGGTGCTACATCAAACTTAATTATAAATTGTGTGCCGTCTAAACTTTTTCGTATCGTGTTTTCGGATGTTTCGCCTATTTGCGAAAAGTCAATTAAAGGCAAATCTGCTATGTTAATTGTTGCGTATGTTTCTGCTTGTTTTGTACTCATTTTTTATTCGTTTTTATGTAGGCACATCTGTGCTAAAAGTTGTAAAGTTCGTCATTGTTCCGTTATTACTTCCGCTACCTCTGTCAATTAATGTAGGCGAATTGTCTCCGTCTCCGCACCGCCACCAAGACACAGGCGATAGACTGCTTATGTCATTAGGCGCACCACCATTGTAAATGCTTGTTATGTCGCTTGCAGAAAGTTCTGAATTAAATACTGAAACTTCGTCAATAGTTGCAGTAGCAAATAAACTATTGCTATTTCTTGCACCTATGTTAAAAGGCGAAGAATTTAACGTGGTTGCGCTTAATGTTCCTGCCGTTGTTACCGTGTCGCTTACTCCATCAATATAAATTTTTACACCACTTACACTACTTGAACCATCATAAGTCATTAGTATATGATGCCAATTTGTGTCCGTTATTGTTGAAGTGCTATCTACAAATAAACGATTACTTGACGTATTAACATTACGCAAAACAAATTTTACAAGATTTGTACTACTTATAAAAAGTAAATAACCTCTAAAGTTGCCGCTTGATTCCATTTTAGATACAACGGTATCATTTACCCCTGTACCGCCTCTTTTAACCCAAGCCGAAATACTAAAAGCGCTTGTTCTTTCAAAGTCTAAAACATCTCCCATAGTTACAAAGTCATCAACACCATCAAGCGATATAGACCTTGAATTAAACGTAGGCACATTAGATATAAAGTTGCCGCTTGACATATTAGTCATTGTTCCGTTATTGCTTCCGACATTATCACTAATAGTTGGGAACGTATCTCCGTCGCCCATACGCCACCAAGAAACCAATCCGCTTGTTCCTGTTAAATCGTTGGGAACTCCCGAATTATAAATTGTAGTTACATCGCTTGCAGAAAGTTCTGTATTAAATACTGCACATTCATCTATTGCACCATTAAAAGAATTTGTTGCCCGAGAGCCGATAGCAGCCGTACCTGAGTAAGAAACTGCGCCACCTGTTCCGCTTGTTGTTAGTGTTTGAGAAACACCATTAACGTATATCTTCCAAGTGCTTTTATTTGCGCTTGGTAAAACAAAAGCAAGGTGCGTCCAAGAACCTGCGCTTATTGAACCTGCTGCGGCTATAGCATCACTTCTATTGCTGCTGCCTGTTCCGCCTCCATCACCTTTCCTTATGATTATTTGACCATCTGAAACAACAATAAAAGAGAAACCTGTATAACTACCGCTTTCTTGTGCGCCACCATTAGCCCAAACACCGCCACTTGCGCTTATCCAATTTACCCAAACAGAAAGTGAAAAACCATCTGCGTTTATTTCTGCATCCGTTGGTCTAAGGTTTGTTGTTGAGCTGAGACTTGCAAAGTCATCTACTCCATCAAACCTTGTACTTAATGTGTTTGAAAAACCGCTTGCGCCTGTAATATTTGTTTCTCCGCTTGCGCTGGATTCATATATCTTTGCCCAACGAATTGTATTATTAGTTGCGCCTTTGCCGTAGCCGTTTGTGTTGTTTACTGATGCCTCTCCCCAATCTATTGTATTAGCCATTTCTTATGTTGTTATGTCGCCAAATAAATACCAAGTATCTGTAGCTACTTTTAATATTGTTCCTTGTGCATACTGAGCTGCAAGTTTCGTCTTTCCTCCGCTTGAATTTAATGTAACGCCTGATGTTGGAGCAACCGTTACTTGACCAGCTCCGCCTTGTATTAATTCGATTCTTGTACCAATAGGAAAAGCTGTACCAGCGTTGGTAGGTATTCTTGCATCTATTGAGCTACCATTTGTTAGCGTTACCGTTTTATGCGCATCCGTTAAAACTAAGTTATAAGTAGTAATTGTTTGTGCGTTTAGCGTGCTGTCTTTTAGTTGAGCACCTGTTATCTTTTTAGATGCATAACCGCCTGAGCCATCACTTTCCGCAATAGCAAACTCATCCGTACTTGCAAGGTTGCTACTTTTTGCCGTTATCTGACTTATCTTGATGTCCGCCATTCTCTAATTTTTGTAAATAAATTCTAAGTTTCTCAATGTCTTTTTTCTTTGCCTTGTATCTTACATTACCCATCCAGTGAAGTTTATGTCATCGCTTGGGAAAACATCCCCATCGCTGTTGCTTGTGTACTCAGGAAAAGACGATTGGTTAAAGTTCATATACTGAACAAATCTTTCCTTGTAGTGCATAGCCGTTTGCATTGCTTTCCCTTCCAAATAATCTATTTCTTCTTTTGATACCGTATCGCTATTCTCGGAGTTGTGTTTATAGATTCCTTTGTTTGAAATTGTGTAAGCTCCATTAGGCAAGTACCTTGCATAAGCAAAATGTATCAAGCAGTCTTTTATGTAATTGTTTAATAGAGATAAATAAGGGTCAACCAAATTACTTGCAACAATATCTGCTTGAATCTTTTTAAGCAAATCCGTTCCGAGCATCTCCTGGATTTCTATGTCTTGACTTATCTTGATGTACTGGATGAAAGTGTCAGTATCAAGGTTTCCGTTCATTTGCGTGAATCGTACAATGTCGTCTCTTGTTATGAGTAATGCTGTCGCCATTTTATTGCTTTTTTATAAATCCTCTATTCGGCATATCAATCGGTCTTTGACTAACAAGCTTATCGTTTTTAATTACATAACCATACTTAGCAGCTTTTGCGCTTGCAATCTTGCTTGCCTTTGGGCTTCTTACATCTATTCCTGTGCCCTCAAAAGCTACATAGACTTGCTTGTTCCAGCGATGATGACAGTTGCCTCCGCCTTTCCAAAGCCATCTCGAAAAGGTTAAAGCACCGCCTTTTCCCCATCCAACTTGCCGACCATCTTTGTTGGTATATGCATCCCCTAAATAGGTGTCGCCCATTCTCAAAATATCCTCTTTTCTATAAATCTTGTTTGCACTTAACATATTTTTGCAAAATGCCCTTGTATCCTTTTGCAACTGTCCAGCATAAACATATCGTGTTATAAATTTAACGCCATCAATAACCTCATCTTGTTCACTTTTTGCATTTGGAAAAGCCATACCGCTTGAAACAAGATTGATTAATCTATCTTTAAAACTAAGCTTGGTTTCTATTTCGCTTGAAAGCAAAGTATTTTCCTCCTCATCTAAGTCATAGTCAACTTCAAATTCATCAATAAGCAGCCAATCGTCTTTTGGTTGCTCGCCTAATTCAATTAAAGCCTTACCAACATACTCTCCGCTTAATTCTAAGCCTGTTTCCTCCTCTTTCTGCTCATCAGTCATTACATTGCTTAGGTCGGTAAATTCAAGCGGTTTAAGCGTCTTAAAATACAAGTTTAAGGATATACCGTTAAACGCTAAAATCTCATCAAAGGCATCAATCAACAGGTCTTGCATTGGTCGTATTACCATATTGTCAAACAAAATAAAAGAGTTCTCTAATTCGTCAGCGTTTGAACTGAAGCCATTGCTTGAAGCTATGCCGAATAATAGCGGTGAGGTTACGTTGTTGCCTAACATAATTTTTCTCAGACATTCCTCTGCAAGTGTAGAGTAGAGGTCAGGAGCATCATTTACAGGCATCGCATCAACCGTTGTTTTACTTTCTGCGTTTGAGTTGAATGATACAATTACCTTTTCGCCTTGCGTTCCAGTCAAGCCTTGCATTACCTTATGCTTAATCATTCGCTGTTGCTCCTCCGATGGTTGCCCATTGTTAAAATTCACGACTACACGACTTGCGAAGCCATTGTTCACCTCATTTATGAGATAGTCGCTGATAGACTCCTCAAGGGTGCAGTATGGGAGTGCGCCGATATAATCTGGTAAAGCGTAGTATTTTAACCCTACGGAGTAAGGTTTTACATAATAGATTTCTATGTCTTCATTTGAGCATCCAAAAGCTGGAATCCTTTTAGGTTGGTAGTTCTTTAAGTCCGTCCAGTTATCCGAATAATAGTAAGCCTCAACCTTGCCCTCGTCATTGCACTTTTCTGCTCGTAAAAGCTGCACAGGCATGTGATGAACTGCGGCTATCTTTTTACGGTCTTTAGAGTAAATCACTTGCATGGCGCATTGACCTAAAAGCTTTAAATCGCTTACTAAGTTTCTGACATCTTCTTTCTTGAACATAGAAATCATTGCAGCGTACTCATTAGGTTTTTTGCTTGCGTTGGTTGCTGATAATCCCTTTCCGTAAACAAGTCTATTAATGTTGTTTACAATCGCATTTTGAGTCGTGCTATTTGTGTAGCAATCTATGAGAAATTGAAAGTAATTATTATCATCGCCAAAAGAAACATAGTCGTCTTTTTTGCTCTCGGATATTACAGGAGCTTCGTATGCTGCTAATTCTAAAATATGTACGTCTTTACTCATATTATAATAAATTCATTGTTTGACGGTATGCTTGTATATTTACCTTCATTTACTGAATAGGAATCTACCGCTTGATTTGTGCAAAATATTCTGTCTTTATATACAACCGTTGTTCCATTACGAATCTCCAAATTGTAAAAATGATTCTGCAAGATAGTGAAAGTTGCGTTAATAGTATCAAAGTAATCGCCTTGAACGCTGCTTGCAATAGTTACTTGGACTTCCGTATTGGTTTGGTCATCAGTTATAAAAAGACCGTCATAGCTTGAAGTTCTCGGTATAAACCTTATGCTTTGCTCCGTTCCGACTTGTTGTAGTATTACCATCCTACCCCTATAACCTATTTTTTTTTGACTTGTTACCTTTTAAAACAAAAAAGGCACCCCGAAAGGTGCCCTACGTTATGAAAGGAATAAACGTACTATGCTGTTACGATTAATGCGTCTTGACCAGTTCCGTCTGCAAAAGCAGTTTTTAAGGCAGTTTCAGTTGAAACATCAATGAAGTTGGCTGGTAGCACCTCACTCGCTACAAAAGTAAGCTTGTAGCCATTGAAGTCGCCCATCGCAGCACCGCTTGAAATTTCTCCAGCAGTCGTGTCGCAGCCCTGAGCCAATCCCATTAAGAAAAATTGGTCGGTCATTGTGCGAACAATTATTCTTGGTCGCCCATACGCAAGTAGTTTAATGTTTTTGTGCATCGCTTGGTCTTGTTTCTTTAAAGAAATTTGAAGCGTTTGCTCAAAGAATGTCGTACCCGCATCTCTCGAGGTTTGCACCTGGGTGGTGAAACTATTCTCAGAGGATTTTAATTCGTATTTGAATAACGACAACTGCGCAGCTGGTACCCAAGTATCTATGGTATCAGTATTTGTAGCATCGTAAACAATTCCGTCGGTAGACAAGTCATCGAAATTAGCAAAGTAGATGGATTTTAATCCGCTTACACTCGATTTGCACTCCTCAACTCGTCCGTTAGTAATATCACAGCTCATCTGTTTTTAAGTATTGCGAACAAAAAAAGGGAAGGCATTTTACCTCCCCTCTTTAATATTCAAGTTTATAATTATGCGTGGTATAGCGCAATATCTGAACCAATAGCGAACTGAACTCCAGCAGATAGTCTGTAGATAATTCTACAATTCTGCGAACCGTCAACGTCAGCCATATCAATGTACTTAGCCTCTGCTGTTACGTCACTCAATAAACCGCATCCAAAGAATAGGTTAGAAGTTTGAGCAGCCATTGCAGTATCATCAGCCATTCCGTTAGCAACAACTACTGGAATACCGTCAAATGTTAATGCTCCGTTAGAGTACCATTGAGTACCTTGGTTGTTTGTACCAGCATTTGCAGTTGCAGCTACTGAGAAACCTCCAAGTGCGCGAACGTAAGCCTTAGCGATATTTCTTGAAACGTAGATTGTTAAATCCTCAGCTCCATAGACGGTGTTAGGAATAGTATCGACGATAGCTCCTAATTTATCAATCACGTTTGCGCTCGTTACCGCAGCGTGTCCAGCAACATCATTTACAGTTGCATCAGCCAAAGCCAAAGTTACAAGTCCATCAAACTGACCGCTTGTTCCTGAAGCTCCCTCCCAAATAGAAGTTTCGATAGCCGCAGCCGTCATTCCAGCAACGTGCGCAAGCATAAAGCTTTTAAAATCTGCTGGTAAATCTTCATAAGCAGAATATCCAGCTTGTGCAGCAATCCAATCTTGGTGATAGTCTTTTTTACAAAGTTGTACGTTTGATTGTACCTCTTTCAATGTTAATACTCTCTCAGCAACATCAACATCCATATTGTGGTCAAAGTCGCAAGTTGCGTTAACCAATACGTTTCCAGTTGTTGAAATCTTCTTCATCACTCTCTTGTAGTGAATGTTCGGTAATACGGTTACCAATCCATTTGCAATTGTAGGTGCGCTTAAAAGAGCCGCGGCAACAAAATTTCCATTGAAATCGCCAGCATAAGTGCTTCCTGTTACGGTGTTAGCCATAGTTTAAAATTTAATTATTATTTGTATTTGAATTTGCTATTCTTGATAGTACGGTATCCATAATCGTCTTGCGCTTGTTTGGAGATATCGTGTTTCCAACCTTTTTCGCTTTGTTTTCTGGATTGTGTACAATAGGCTCAGCCGCTGCTTCTACTTCTTCAGCCTTTGGCTCTTCAGCAGACAACTCAACCTCTTCGTTAACCTCTTCTGTAATTGTTTCAGATTCCGTTTCTTTTACTTCCTCTTTGCTCAATTCTTGGAGCTGAGATTTAAGCTCCTCGTTTTCCTTTTTCAATTTTTCCATTTCAGAAAAGAAAGTTTCTTTTACAATTGATTCAACCGTCTTTTTGATAGGCTTGCTTTCTTCCGTAGTTGCTTCAACTTCTTCTTCAACTACTTCTTCTTTTACTTCTTCCTCAACAACTTCTTCCTCTGCCTCTTTAAGCTCGCTTATAATACCTTCTTCAGCAACTACTAAAATCTCTCCTGATTCCATTTTATACTCGCCAACAGGTAAAGCAATTTTTTGCTCGTCTTCCGTTACAATCATAACCTCCTCGCCTTGCTCAAAAGTTTCTGCTTCGATAACCGTTACCTTGTCATCTAATTTGCGTTGCTCTAATTTAACTTCCATTCCGAGAAGTTCTCTTACTTTGTTTAAAATTGAATTATCTTTCATTTTGTTTATTTATTCGTGTTTATGCGTTTCTCATTAATTTATCTAAAAGGTCTGCACTTTTTTGATATTTAGATAAAGCAGGTATTTTTATACCTAAATCTTTTTCTGCTTTTTTTGCTTTTTCAAGGTTTTTCTTTATTCTACTTAAAGTTTTATCTGCTTGACCTTTTAATTTATTAAATTGTTTTTCTTCTGTTTTTAACCCACTTTGATAATCACGAAGGTCTTCTAATTTTCTGTTAGTTGAAGCTCTAAGTCCGTCAAAATTCATTTCTAATTTTTTGGCTTCGTTTTGTGCTTTTTCAAAAGCACTTTTGGCTTTATCTCTATCTTTAATTAGACTACTGTATTCTTTATCTGTTTTTGAAATAAGCTTTTTTGTATTAGCCATTTCTTTTAACAAAGGTTCAATTTGTTTTAGTGAATCGTTTACTTGTGCCGAATTTTTATCTAAATCGTCAACAAGTCCAAGTTCTACTTTTTCAGACTTTAACTCTGTTTTTGCTTTGCCTAATCGGCTTAAAATTTTGTTTACTTGTGGCTCCATATCTCTATAACCTATTTTTAATTATGTTGTTGCAAATTCGCTTAAACTTTTCCTATTCCTTGCGCCCTGAGAGTACCATCACAGCACTTTGAGGAGTATGTGTTATCCTTGCATAGACAACCTCTTTTGCCGCCTTTAGGACTTGATTTGCTTGGGGTTTCTTTCATTCTCTTTTTTTTCATTTCTTTACGCATTTACCGTTTTTCTTTACATATCCTTTTTTGCATTTTCCATACATATCAACGGAATGACTCTCGCCAACCATAAACCAAGTCTTGCCCTCGTATTCGTGTTCATGCGTTCCCTCAATGCCTAAATCTTTAGCCATCTCCTCAGCTTTCTCTTTTGAGCTATAAGCGAGCCTGTCATCTATTATTGCAAAGTCCTCATCAATTAACATACTTGCTAAATCCTCTCGCTCTATTTGCTTTAGTTTAGATTCCGCCCAAGTCTTTGCAGATTTCCCTCCCCAAAGTAAGTATGAAATATATCCGCAAGATTCTTTGTCTCCAGCATCGTAGTAAGTTTCTGCTCGGCTTAGGTACGAAAACATCCTTTTTATTGTTTCTTCGCTTACCGCTTCACCATTTGCAAGCTGCCTTGCTCTTATCTTTCCGACCTGAGTAGCGCATTTGTTATTTACCGCCTCATTAAGTTCTATTCCTCGCTTAGCGTTATTCTTTACGCTATCAGGATAGTCGCTATATGACTTTAGTTCTTCTTTGCTTAGAAGCTCTTTTAACTCCTCTACTAACATTTGCTTTTGCAAGTCCTCAAATGTATCGTCTTTTGACATATCGTAACGGTCTGCGAAATACCCCTCTATACTGAAGCCTTTGACCTCTCCGCTTTTCGCTTTTTCGTACAATTCATCATCGTCAATTTTCATAGACACCATCCACGTTCCCTCAGGTACATTTAATCCGTAGTGTCTTGACTTGTCTTTTTCCCCTTCAACAATCCATGACTCAACAATCGTTGTTCCCTTGATTGGTTGTTTATGCTCATAGGTTGCATTTTGATGGTTTGAACGCTTAAAGAATAATTCCGAAGCTTTTCGTACCGTATCCTTGCTAAAGTATATGTAATACTCGTCTCCTGTCTTATCGTTTTTACGGTAGATTTGTTTATTAGGAATTAGCGCGGCTCCCATAAGCAACCGCTTTTCCTTATCTACTTCCGCAAGCATTACCTCTTGCTTATTCAATGCAATAAAGTTTTCTTCTATTGCTGGTGTTTCTACAAGGCTCACAGCTTCAATTCCGCTGTTCTCATCTTGTTCGTCAATGATTAATTCTACAATTCTCATATCTATATAACCTCCGTTTTTTTAAAGTGTTGCATTTTGTACTCTATTTCTATCTAAAGCCTGAGCCGTTGTAACCTCTCCGCTCACGACAAAAGCTTGCGTAGGCTGTTGCTGTAATTGTGCGAGTTGATTCACGCCGCTGTCTCCTACTACGTTAAAGCTTGGTGCTTGCGCTCCTCCTCCGCTTGGAGCAAAGTCTGCACCTCCTCCATCAGTTCCTCCTCCGCTATCAAATCTTTGTTGGCTAATTTTTTTTATGTTTAGCAATCCAGCCGACACCGCTGCCGCTGCCGCTATACCCCCTAAAACTGGTCCGACTACTGGAATGCTCGCTTGACTTTTATAAGCTGCTATTGCGCTTGAAAATGTATCTACGGTTGCTTGCGCTATGTTCGCAGCTTTCTGCACTTTAAACGCTTTTTTTTGTTGCTTCTTTGATTCTCCAGCAAATAACTCCGCAAGGTTTGCAATGGTAGTAAAGGTATCCGTTGCTGCTCCGACTGCAAGGTCTCTTTTTCTGTCTGAGCTTAAGGCTTCGAGTTCTTCTAATTTTTCGTTCTTTTTTTTAGAAATCTCTATTTCTTTATTGGCTTGTTTTCTTAATGAATCTAAAGCTAACTGATTTCCTTGTTCCACAACACCTTGTAGGCTCTCAATTTGATTTTTTTCGGCATCAAGTTCCTCGCGCCTGAATCTATTTCTTATTTCGTTTTCTGCTTCTTGTTGTTGGAATAAAAATAATTCAATAAGGCGTTTACGCTCCTTAGCATTAATCTCCGTATTTCTCTTTGTGTCTTCAATAAGGCGGTCAAACTTTACTTGATTTTGGCGAAGCTCTTTATTCATAGCATCATCCATTATTTCAATTTCCAAGTCTTCAATTTGCCTTGCTATTTCTCTACGCTTGTCAGCATAATCTTGATACGCTTGTTGCCTTTCCTTAAGAGAATTGATTTCAAAAAGTTTGAGTTCTCTTTCTTTTTCTATCCGTAATTTTGTAAACCTACTTGCATTTTCTAAAGCTTCATCGTATTGCTTAAAATCTTCATCGCCGCTTATTTTAGAAATCCTTTTAAATTCTGCGTCTGCTTCTTGTTCAAGTTCTATTAGGTTTTCTAATTGTCTTTTCTTATCAAATACTTCTTTGTCATATATTTCTTCTCTACTTGCTCCTTGTGCTTTTAGTTGTTCAATTTCAAATTTTCTTTGCTTTGCAAAACTATCGTTTAAGTCAGTTAAGAATTTTTGCCGCCTTGAAAAGCTTTCAGAAAGTCTATCATTTTCTTCTGCTAACCTTTTTTGCGCTTCTGCTGCTTCGTCAACTTTATCCGCAAATAAATCAAACGCATCTGCTACTAAAGCCAAAGTCACAACTAAAGCACCGATGCCTGTTGTTATTATAGCGCTTTTTAAAGTTGAAAATGCTGCAACGACTTTGGTAAGTATAACTTTACCAAACATTGTAAAGGCTGGTATTGCCTCTCTTATTCCTTGAACGCCTTGCTGTATTGCTAAAGCCGATTGAACTTTTAACAATGCTTTTTCAAGTTGCTCAGATTCTCCGCCTACTAAACCCATTACTCCTTGCACCGCAGCAAAGCCACTCGTTGCGCCTGTCAATGCGCCTCCAAGTTTTTGCCCTAATGTTGTAGCTGCCGAATCAACTGCAAGGTCAGTTTGGATTTGTACCTTTCTATATTGTCCTACCTTTGTTAAAAGCTCTTGATATTCTTTGCTTGTTGTATCTCCAGCAAGAGCAAGTTCATAAAGGCGGTCTTCCGCCTCTCCCATTCTTGTGGTAAGCGGAGCCATTCCATTGAAAACATCGTCAAAAGTTGCATCAAGCTTTTCATTACTGTCCGCTAATTTTTTTACGCCATTGCCTAAGTCCTCAAATTGCCTGATGACCTTGTCGCCGTTCTCTAAAGTTACCTCTATGTCAATTGTTTTTCTTGTACTCATAGCTGTTTAATTTTTTTGAGATGTTCTGAATTCTTTTTTTTGAGAATTTGCATTCTCTTTTTTTGCCTGTAAATTCCTTTTATTCCTGTCTCTAAATTGTATAAGCCTTTTGCTATTTGGACATCGTGATTGCCCTCGTAGAAATCGTCTATTTGTAATAAGTCAATTATGTTCTTTAACATTATGGTTGTTGTTGTATAAATATTTGATTTGCCGTTGTTGTTCCATCTGCAAAAGTATAAGTAACCGTCAAAGCGTAAATTGCATCCTCGCCCTCCTCCGTTCTTAACTGGAAGAAATCCTCCGAGTTGATATTATTGGCTGCATCTTCGGTTACTATCATTTTAAGTAAATCCGTATTTGCTGGAATACATACGTTGACAAATCCATCTGCTGTCAAGCTACTTGGAGTGATTGTAACCCCTGAAGCCGTTGTTGTGATTGCAGCACTTACTGCGCCATTGGGAAGCAATATCCTTACATTAACGCATTGCGCTCCGTCTGATGGCTCTATTGGGTCAATAGGTACATTTGCTCCGTCATTTATTACATCTCTAAAATCATTCAATAAAGTAAAGTCAACGTCTCCAGTTGAGAGGTTGGACTTCATATCATTTATCATGTATCGTTTATCCCTAATAATCAAACG